CCCCAATTAGAAAACAGGCCCATTTACTTCTCCCTCGGGACTGCCGAGAGGTCCGCCCTCGGCTCCGCCGACTCCGACATCCTCTGGTCCGAGGGCCTGAAGGCCGCCCTGACCTGGAAGTTGAGTTCCGGCGATATTCGGTACACCTGCACCACCCCCTTGAAGGGTGGTCTGGAAATTCGTATGGGCGTCGATGATCTCCTGCAGCGCCACAACCTGAATCTCGTTCAGGTTGCCGAAGAGATCGGAGTCCTGGAACTCCTGGTAGATCTGCAGCGCCGCTTCGTGGTTCTCCTCCGGCCTGACCGAAGCCTCGATCGGCGGATTCTCCGTCTGACCCATGAGGACCTTGAAGATCCGCTGTTGGGCAGTGAGCGGAGGACCGGCATACTGCGGCGGCTTGGTGATGAACTTGTCCGGGTTGCGAACCTGATGCCTCACGAGGAATTCCTTGAGGATCTCGTAGAGGTTGCCGGGCTGGATGATGCCGGTCTGCATGAACGTCTGGTTCAGCGTCGTCTGCAGCATCAGACTGGCCCGCTGTTGGCGCTCCGCTTCGCTCGAAGCAGCCAGGGCGACGTCGATGATGAAGTCGAAGTCCCCGCGGAGGTCATCCCGGCTGACTTCGCCGAAGACTCCCTTACCGTCCTCCCCGGTCACCCGGAAGAACAACTGATCCGACATCCGGCTACGGGTCATAATGAACAGATCGCTCAGGAAGAACGACAGTTCGCGGGAGATCCGGTCAAGGTGCGGGTGGAGTTGGATATTCGCCTGGCGGTCGACGAAACTGGCGCCGGTTGCATTGCGCAAAGCACCCGCTACACCCCGCCCGGTGAGGTTTCCGAGGTTGATGTCGTTGATCGCCAGTAGTTTCTCGCCGTATCCGGTCAAGGCGAGCTCTTCGTTCTCCCCGAACTGCCCGAGGTAGGGCACCGAGGCGAACTTGATGTCGTTCACATCGTCGACCGGGATCAAATCCCCCGGGCTGATCTTGAAAGTGTCCGGCTTGAGGGTCGACCCCGACCGATAGACGCCAAATTGCAGGGAAGAGAGAACCCCGTTGTCCAGTTTGAGATTGTGGACGGCGTCGATGTGGTTGTTGAGGGACCAAAGAAGCTCACCGACGCCGATGCCGAAGGCTCTTTCCTTGGACGGCATAAAATCCGCCTTGTAGAAAGGCCGGCGACCACTCGGGCTGATGCGGTGAAGGTATGTCCATCCGAGAATCTTGCGGATCCCCCGGTGATACCAGACGACAATCTCCTGGGGGAGCTTTTTGACGTCCTCCATGGTGTCCCGGTCCACGTCTTCATCGACGTAAGCCCGCCCGTACCACTCGAAAACGTCATGAAAGCCCTGTTCCTCGTGATGGGGGAGCGAATCGAGCTCCCGGTTGATCCCTTCGAGCTCCCGCATGGGGCGCCGGGTCTCTTTGGTGTCGTTCCGGTCGATCTCATGGCGTGACCGACGCCTCTCGATGGCCTCTTCGACCACATCCTTATCGAATTTCTTCTGCTTGGTGCGAAGTTTCAGGTCTTCGTCCCGGAGTTTGACCCGGTGGGCGATCCAGGGGGCGTTTTGCACCGTGTAGCGGCCTGCAGGCATGTAAAAATCGTCCAGAAGGACGACTGCAGCGGCCGGGGCACCATGTTGAGTGTGTTTTTTGACGTTTTTGAACTTCGCTTTGACCTCGGAGGTCTCCCCGAACTCCACTCCCTCTTCGGAAGCGAAGATTTCTGGCGTCGGAGCCTCCTCCACGTCCAAATCGACGTCCAGGTAGGTGTGCTCCCACCGATCCCACATCAATTTCAGGACTCCAGAGCCTTCGTCGATGATTTCCTGGATCCAGTGGTCGATGACCCCCTGCTTTCCTTCGCCGCGGTTCATCCATTTCGTCGTGACCCAGTTCATAAACCGGGTGATCAGTTCTTCGCGGTCCTGGAAGCCGATGTTCTGGGCTTCGACGTCGAAGAACCCTTGCTGCGAGAAAACCTGGAAGATCCGGGCGTGCATCGCCTTGGACATGATCAGGGTGTAAGGGACGTGAAGGTCGGCGGCGTGGTCGAAGTAGCCTTCCTTGTAGTTGTAGCGTAGATCACGAAGAGCCAAGAGCCAATCGCGCCGCTCTCCGAAGTAATCTTCATGGGAGTTGCGAAAACCTTCGACCTGGTCCTCGATGAGGGTCTCCAGGTAGTCCAGATCAATTTTGTTCAGAGGCAGGGTCTCGTCCCGGACCTGCTCGCCTTCTTTTTCAGCGATTCGGCTCTCGGCTACCAACTGAGATCACCTCCGGACATAGCTATGGACTCTGGGTCGGGCTTCCGGGTCATGTTTGCCCTTTTTGGAATCGAGGACAAGGGCCAACTGCATGATAGAGTCCAGAATATCATCATTTTCCTTCTCGGGAACGTCCCTGAGCTTGTTTCGGTCGGCGCCTTTGCGGCTGGCCCAGACATAATGCTCGATTTCGTAAATGAACTTGCGGTTTTCCGAGTTGTCGAAGGCCATAAAGCCCGGCTTTGGCCCGAATTTGGACTCATTGACCTTGAGCCAGGTCTTGAAGATGTCGATTTTCTCCGCGACGTTCTTCGGCGCCGCCCGGAACCGGGGAACGGCCGGGCACACGAGGCTATTGAGCTCCTCGGTGATGGTCGTCGACCGCTTGATCATGCTTTCCACATTGGCGTAGTTGTCGATCCAACACGAAAGGATCCTCGGGCGTCCCGGACCGTCCAGTTCGATCTCGTCTTTGGCTCGGAGGATCTCTTCGGCCACATCCTCGACCACTCCTTCGACCAAATACGAACTGAGCAGGAACTTGTAGCCTCCCGACGACAGCCCGACGAACGAGAGACCCCACGGTTTTCGCGGGTGAGGGTCGAGGCTGATCATAATCGGCCAACGGGCCGGCCAGTCGAAAGGATTGACCAGGTGGGTTTTCCGATTCCAGTGCTTGAAGATCAGTCCCCGCATGTGGAGGAACCGGCCCTTCTCTCTTGCCTCCCGCTCGTCCGGGTCGAGAGCTTCCAGGAACTCAGAAATCCTGCGGGCACCTTCGGCTGCGTCGCCTTCTCCGAGGTTGACGACGTTCTCGTGGATCTCGGCGAACGTCGACCAGTACATGCCTTTGTTCTGCTCGGCCGCTGCCTTCTGGTAGAGGTCGTACATCCAAGGCTCGGTGATCGGCGTGCCGGTGAAGAACGCGATACCGCGTCGGTCAGTCAGGCCACGCCAAAGAGCCTTGAAAATTGCCTCGGGCGGCGGCTCGTCAAACCAGACGACGTCGTAGTCAGAACCTTCGAAGACCTTTATGTCCTGATCATGCGACTTGATGTCCAGAACCGAACCGTTCTTGCAGTACATCTTCGCTTCGATGCCGGCCTGATTCCGCTCCGTCCGCACGATCATCCCGGGCGGGAACCACTCTTTGATCTTCGGTAGGATGATGTCGCGGGCGTGGGTCGAGAAATCCTGGCAGACGATGCAGGCTTTGATCGGTGTGCGGAACGGACGGTGCGGGTGGCTTCCTTCCAAAAGCCAGCGCATTTCATTCACCCCGGCAGTGGTCTTCCCGGAGCGGTTACCCCCGAAAAAGATCCGAACCCTATTCGGTGCCTTGTGAAAGTCGATCTGTTTTTGGTGGGCGTTTTCGAGGTAGATGTCTCCTTTGGCATAGGAGATCACCTCCTCATGATCCTGCATCTTCCGAGCAATCTTTCGAAGCTCGTCATCGGACAGCTTCTCCAAATCCTCTCGGGTCAATGCAATGTCGGGGGTGGCGGTCAAATCTCCCCGGCCTTTCTTTTACGTTCAAACTCTTCACACTCTTCTTTGGAGTACACCCGCACCACAATGTTCTTGCAGCGATGCGGGTGATTCGTAGCGACGTCGTGAGGACCAATACGCTTGCCGCCGTCGTAGGCAAGGAAGCGAATCTGCACTCCGCACCTCAGGCAAATCGTCTTGGCATTGTCACGGGGTCTGTACCTGCCCACAGCGGAACCTCCGTGCGTATCGGAAAACTTCATCGACGTATTTTTGGTTCTTGTACTGCTTCGGCTTCAGGAGCTTACGCTTCACATGGCCCCAGTTGTAGGCCGAGACAGCGTCGTTCCAGTTTTGGTACCGATTGAACAGCGTGGAGAGATGGTAGCAGCCCCAGGAGAAGCCGATTTGTGGTTCGAGTAGATCCATCGGATGGTTCTTGAACCCGTGGCCCCGGGCTGTGGCCAGCATTATCTGCATCAGTCCGTAAGAGAACCTCTGCAGTGCAGTCTCAGTGTCTTCGGTCCAGCCAAACTTGCGGGCGAAGACCTTGACGCCGTAGAGCCACTTGTACTTTTTCTCGAACCGGAGGATTTTCGCCCTGCCAGAGGACTCTACAGCGACAACTCCAAGGGCGATGTCGAAAGGGACGCCGTGATACCGGCTCAGGTCTTTCACCTCAGCCTCGGACAGCCCACACTTTTCTGCAAAGTCACCCACGAAAGTCATGGAGAGGTCGTAACCGATACGTCGATCAGATTCAAGCCGTTAAAAGTCTCAGGTAGGATGAGGGGATCGTCTTCGGCACTGCCTTCGACGTTCAAAAGGGTGACATTCCTGCGGGAGCGAATGACAATTCCCTCCGATGCACCCCTGAATCCGTAGTTCTTCACAATGACATCGGTGGCCTGGATGACCATGACAGGCTTGTCGCCACCCTTCCACAGATGAGTCGTCTTCCCGTAGTCGTACACCCCAGGCTTGACGATCCTAATCGTCTTTCTTTGAGTCTTGAGTCTGTCCTTGAACTTCCACCGTACCTCCACTGGAGTCGGCGCCGTCTGACACGCTGTCAGGAGTAACATCAATGACAGGAGACTGACCAACCACTTCATCATCTTTCCCCCTAAGGCCCAGCTTCCCTGCAGAAGTCATGATCATGTTGATCAACTCCAGCCTGGAAGTCTCATGGTCCACTTCGATTTTGCCGCCAACCGACACCTTGTGAGTCTTACCGTACCCTGACCGATCCAAAATATCCTGGATCGCAGTCATCTTTACTTTCTCACTGCCATTGTGAAGCAGGTGGGCGAGCTCGATCACAGCATTATTCGACAATGCCTTGAGGAATCCAGGTACTGAAACGGTGCCCGCGTTCATTCCTTCGATGAGGGCCTGGTACTGCTTCATGGTGTCGGCTTTGTCGATCATATTGATCAACCAGGATTCCTGCTTCCTGGCGCCTTCGGCTGGATCGGTCTCCTGTACCCGCTGATCCAGTCCAGTAGTCAGGGGCGATCTTTGGTGCGTACTGGACACGAGTACCTTTCTACGAGCCGAGATAGCTCAAGTTCGAGACGATTCAACAATTCCAACTCAGATCCTTCGTACCCGCCGGAAGAAATCCTCAGTCTCAGGTTCTGGTTCAGGAATATGTCAACTACGTCACGGTAGTCAATCCGGCTGTACCCTGCAGCGGGCGGGAGCTTTATCTTTTTGGGGGCCACATCCATACCTCCACCATACCAAAAGACAAAGCCCTCCTCGACACGGCGGTATCGAAGAGGGCTCTGGAGGTCAAGACCGGATCTCAGGGATGGAACCCGGGACTCCTACCTTGGATCGGCGGTTCATTTCGAACCTTTAGGCTTCTTCTTGGCTTTTTTCTTGGCGGCTTTCTTCCTGAGGGCAGCCTTCAACTCCGCCTCAGTCACTGTGGACTTTGGTTGGAGGTCCTTTGCCGCCTTGAAGGCCTTGAGGGCTTTGCTTCCTACTGGCCCACCCATAGCACCACCGATGGCAGCCCCTGCAGCGGCACCCTTCTTTTTCTTTGATGCCTTCTTTTTCTTCGATGCCATCACTGTCCTCCACTGGATTGTTGCGGTTTCCGCTTTTTACGTTTCTTTTTCTTCTTAGCAGAGTTGACCACCTTGGGAAATTGTCCAGTCCTCATCACTGCCATTACGTTCCACCTTTCCTTCCGGCCCTTCGCGCCTTGATACTGGGGGTCAAAGCCCCTGCAGTAGACCTGGCGGTCTTCTTTTTCTTCTTCTCTTCCTTTTCCTGCTCTTCGTCCGTCCGGGTGTGTCCCCGAAAGGCTTTGAAGATGCTCGCCGTGGCTCGCCTTCGTGCCGCCTTGTTTTTTACCGGCATCGTCTACCTCTCTCATCTTCGGGAATACTGCAGCGACGGGTCATTCCATCGCTGCAGCCTTCAGCATGGTCGCTCTAACGGTTGATCGGAAGAGGATTCCCTCCAGTTTACCTCGAAGCAGCTTGGGAAATTGTGTCGGGGTGGAATCTGGTTATGGGAAGTTGAGGGGTTTTGGAGGTGGGGAGGTAAGGTTATGGTAAGTATTGAAATCTGAAAAAATTTGGGGCTACTGAGGGTAGGGGTAAGGTTATGGTAAGTTTTAAAGTTTCAAAAAATTTGGGGCTACTGGGACTCCTCCAGTTTCAATTGGGGTGGGGTGGGTTGGGTCCCGGCACCCCCTCCAATACCTCAATCATCTCAGCACCTTAGCTATCATGCTGCAATCATTCAGCCTGCTACTTTACGCCGTACAGATTACGGAATCTTTACGGATGATGGCACGGATATTGGCCAGCATCGGGGTCGAACCTGGTAGGTGGGTGGATGGAATAGGGGTTAACCCCTTGGGGGTATTGGGTTTGTCCGGATATTGCCATAAGTGGACAGGGCTGAGGTAGGGATCGGGGGCGACTCGAACCCTCTGGTCGGACTTCGGGGCGAATATCTTGAGGCTGAGATTCTTCCAGCAGAGCCATAGATCCGGGCGCTGAGCGCCTTAACCCTCAAGCCCCATAGTCCAGGACTCCCGCGGAAGTCCAGCGCTGCAGCGGTGGCGACGCGTATCGAGCGGGACTCATAAGGAGATGGACTGCGCCAATCTGGCACTTCATCCGGACAAATAGTGTCCGCTTGAGTCTGGAAGCCTGGACTCCCGGATTCCCCCAACCTAAAACCGACCAGAAATCAGTCAGTTGTCTAAAGTTTTTCGAGCTCGGAAGTAATTGCCAGCCGATTCCACTAGTGATTGCAGTCGATTACAAATTGGTCTCAGCCTTGAATATCGTAGTACGATAAGTCTATTATCACCACGGGGAGAACCACCATGTCATTGACCGCTCAAGCCAACACCAAAGCCCGCAAGTACTTCGACCTGATCGCCGTCTACCTCGGCGACAACAGTGCCACTTCAATGTGTATCGCCGACGCCTGCTTTAACGCTGGAATCCAGACACCCTCAGACAAGGGCTGCAGCGCCCTGGCAAATCTTTGGAACTGGACTTTCCGCGACGAATACAACCTTTGATCCACCTCAGGACTCCCGGATCGGCCGGGAGTCTTCCACTCTTTTTTCAAGGAACCGAGCCCATGAAATATTTTACTTTGACCGACTCCGACAACGGTACCGTCTACAAGTTTCAGTCCGACGACGGTGAACAATGCGTCCTGGAAAACGTCGCCACTGGTGAGTGTGGACATTTCTTCATTGATGCACTGCAGCCTGCAGACGAATACGCAGCCACAGTCTACAAGTTCTACCCACAACTGAACCGTGAGCAATTAGCTGTGATGGACTCAGTCGTGACGGCTGCATCGGCCAACGGATACGACTTCGGATTGACCGACGAAGTCCACGTCGCCGGGATGAATCGGAATCAAATTGGCGGACACCTGGCTGCACTACAGGCGGCAGGGATCATCGACCTGCACGAAGAAACCGTCAATGACGACGAAGAAATAGTGCAGATAGAACTGCACCAGGACTTTCAAGAAGCACTGCACGAACTTGACTGAACCACTACAGGACTCCCGGATCGGCCGGGAGTCTTCCACTCTTTTTTCAAGGAACCGAGCCAATGAGCACCTACCACGAAGTCCTGCAGTGGAACAAAGACAAAACCCGGCGCATAGTCCGTAGTCCAGACATGCACTGGTCTATGGATGATTTGAAGGGGGATTCCTTCAAGCCGTGGAACTCCACTGCAGTCCTGATTGAGCGCCTTAAAGAAGAGGAAAAACAATTCGAAGACCAGGTGGAACTGTACGGAGTTTGGACTTTTGCAGTCGAGCAATGGAATCCAGCACCGGGAGTCGGTTGGGAAGTTCTGGACTCAGTGTCCGGAGTAGTCGGTGATGATGATTCCGCCGGCGGTTATATGGATGATCTTCTGTACCTGATGAACCACGGCGCCGATTCCCCCGATGCAGTTCTTTCCACCCAACCTGATCAGTACTCTATTTTGTACTTCGTCCGAGCCGTCGAGGCGAAAGTGGATGATTCCTGCGACTACAAAGACTCAGTGTACGACGTGCTAACAGATTGGTTCGGCACCGACGCTGCAGAATTTTACTACGGCCGAGTCGGTCAATCAGTCGACACGATATCCGAAGTCCTTTGCAACTTATCCGAGCAAATGGCTCGGGAAATGATGGCTGAATCTGAAGAGGAGTCGGAGCAATGAAAAAATACAATGGATCAATGTTCGACTATAAATCCGACGTCGCCCGAAACTTCTGCCAGTCATTTGCAACTGCAGTTCGGAACGTGGTCGACCCGGATGATCCTGGAACTGAGTTCTACCTCAAACAACTGGCGCCGCGGTTGGAAGCTGCAACCGACGCTGCAGTCCGAGCCGGTTGGACTTCCGACGAATTATCGGCAGTACTTAACCGCGAAATCGGCCAGCAATTGGAACTTATTTTTTCCGGTCAACTTCAGTCCATCAGGGATTCCATCAAAACTTCAACGGAGCCGAGCCAATGAGAACTTTCAACTTCAGTGACGAACAAGAGAAGAAACTTGAAGCGATCAAAGAACAACTGGAATCCCTCGGCCGGTGGGTCGAAGAATATTACCGGGAGAACGATGATAATCCGGTGGCCGATTACTGCACTTGGGGCTGGAAAGAAGGCGACGTCGGAGAACTGGCCGAACGGGCTAAAAAGTTTTTGACTGAGGAGAATTCGTATCAAGCCCTTTGGGCTGCAGCGGAATTTTTTGGATTTGGCGCCTATCGCCGAGTGTCAAAGACTCCGGACGACCGGAAGCCGAGCCGCTCGGATGAAACAGAACTAGCCGAGATTTTGATTGAGTCGGCTGAACTGCAGCATATTGGTGATTTTTACAACCGCGACGGCGAAATATTCTCCATGGGACTCGGCGAAATTGAGGAGCGTATGGACACGGATTCCGAACTTTACGCCGAGCTTGAAAAACTCAGCCCCGATGAAGTTGAGTGGCTAAACCGATACGCCGACGTGGCGCCGTTCGACCACAAAGGGAATCTGCGGGATTATTTTTACGTCAACCTGGAATACGAACGGTGGGCACTGATCCTGAACCCCGAAACTCTGGCAGAAAACTTAGCCACTCGGCTCGGCGTGGAATCCTTTGCATCGGTCGATGGAATCGCAACTCTTTGCAGTAAATTTTTCGTGACAAAAACCAGGGACTCCGGAGAAGAGTTCGTTTGCTGCACTGATGATGCTCCGGAATTTTTGACCGACTTAGTCCAAAATGCCCACGGCCGGACTCCGCCCTGCAATTTCATTTACGCAACGGTTCAGGCTGCAGTGGACTTCTTTGCCGATGGCGGCACTGAGGATGAAATCATCGAAGTCGAGGCCAGCATATACAACTCCGAGCTCCTATCGTGGCTGCAGTCCTTTTCCAGTGCAGTCGAGGCATGCGATGAGGCTGCAGAAGAGTTTGGAACCGACGCTGATGCCGGGATGATTGACCGTATCCGGAACGGCCAGCAGTTTGAAATTCACCGTATCTACCACGAAGTCTTTGCATCAATCGGCGAAGAAATTGACGAACTCGACTACTAAAGGAGGCTGAGACCATGAACTACAAGGAATCAGATATTTTATATGAGTCCAAGAATTATTGGGTGCGCGGCACCGAAAATTCTTATGAGGTCTACAAAATCGGACTAACTCACTCCACCCGGTGCGCCATTATTGGGAAGTCTTTGGGGTTGAACCGGGCCATTGAGGAGTGTCTACGCCGAGAGAATAAGGAGTCCGACCAGTGAAACAACGGACGGCAATCATCCTACTCGGTGCATCAGGCGCCTTTACACTCGTCTGCCTTTGGGCGTCGCTGCAGGTGCTGGCGCCAAAGATCATCGAATTCGCTCAAGTGCTGGAATCCATCCCGCACCTGGTCACGATGGTAGCGCTCGGTTGCGGGATTACATACATTTTCAATTCACTGAAGGATTAAGTCCATGCCTAAAGGGAAGTCCACCAAAGGCGACCCGTCGAAAGTTTCGCTGCAGTTGCCTCGGCGTGGAAAACCACGTCGGGGCCGCGGAGTTGCGAAAGTTTCGTCGGTTCGGATCGACAACGACACATACACAGTACTAAACCGGGAGTTCGGTTCTCTCGGCAACGCCCTTTTCTATCTGGCTGAGGGAATCAAAGACTTCCGGGATCGGTTCGGGCTGCAGCGGCACAAAGAACAGGTACGGAAGCCGTCAAATCGGCGCCTGGACTGGCAGGATCTACAGGTGTTGATCGCGGCACTGGACTTCCGAATATCCTACTGCGTTGATGGGCAGGAATCCCGGCCGTTTCAAGACATGCTGAATAAGATCATGCAGTCGGTCGACGGTCGGACGATGATGGCCGTCAAGCGTCGCTATCGACGGGACCAGGACTCCGGAGAAGTCGACGCGATTTGAGCCGGATGGACTTCTGCCAGGTGCGGGAATCTTTACGGATGATTTGTTTTCTCGGAGTCGGGAATCTTTACGGCGGAAAGTTTCGGAGCAGGAATCTTTACGGCGGAAAGTTTCGGAGCGGAAATCTTTACGGAATTTTTTGGCGAAAATTTTTTGGCCCCTACATATATACAATCGCGCCGCGGGCTCTATGTCGGCCCGACGAAATTTGAACGGAGGCTCTATGTCGAGCAGGAAATTTTGGTACTACGACTTCGATGGGATCGAGTTCACTGGCTTCCACCACTGTCACCCCGAAGACATCAAAGGGTTGACCGGATACGACATGGCTACTGGTGGTCCATTCGACACCTTCTCGGAAGCCAAAGGGGATGCACTCGAAAGGGCAAGGTGTGATCTGGCCCAAGCCCGCAGCACCGTCAAGGACATCCAGGCCACCAGGAAGGCTGACTCACTATAGAAATCGCGCCGCGGGCTCTATGTCCCGCCGATGAAAAAGGGCACAGACTATGAAAATCCTCAGCGAAGCAGAATCCAGGACATTCTACAGAGTCCTGACCGACTCGATCGACCCGAGGGACACCTTCCTGCAACTCCTGTTCGAGACGGGAGCTCGGGTGTCGGAGTCGCTCACCCTCGGAGAAGATGACCTCGTGGGGGCGAGCCTCACCATCAGACCCCTGAAGAACTCGAACCCCCGGGTGGTCACCCTATCCTCCGGCCTGGTGGCCAAGCTCCGCCGTCTGCCACCGGGGCGCTGGTCGAGGAGTCTGGCCGAGACGGTCAGGCTCGACTCAGTACGCCGCAGCCTGACCCGGCACT